AACACAAAATCAACATTCCCACACCTATCATGGCAGGGGTGCGAACTCCACTTCGACAATTTGCTAGCTGTGTTCTTGTTGATGTTGATGACTCCCTCGATAGCATCTTTAGTTCTGATATGGCTATCGGCAGATATGTTGCACAGAGGGCGGGAATCGGCATCAACGCAGGTAGAATCCGTGGTATCAACGCTAAAATCCGAGGTGGTGAAGTACAACACACAGGTGTTGTCCCGTTCCTTAAAAAGTTTGAATCAACTGTACGATGTTGCACTCAAAATGGGATTCGCGGAGGTTCAGCCACAGTCCACTTCCCAATCTGGCACCAAGAAATAGAAGACATTATTGTTCTTAAGAACAACAAAGGCACAGAAGACAACCGAGTGAGGAAACTTGACTACTCAATCCAAATTTCAAAGATTTTCTACGAACGTTTCATTGCGAATGGAGAAATTAGCTTGTTCTCACCGCATGACGTACCGGGCCTGTATGATTCCTTTGGTACTGACGGGTTCGATGATTTATATGTGGGGTTTGAACGAGATGAGTCTGTTCCAAGAAAGACTATCGGCGCACAAGAATTAATTCTGAATATCCTGAAGGAGAGAGCAGAGACCGGTCGTTTGTATATTATGAACATCGACCACTGCAATTCACATTCATCCTTCATTGATAAGGTGAACATGAGTAACTTATGTCAGGAGATTACTCTTCCCACAGATCCTATTGGACATATCGATGATGCATCTGGAGAGATTGCTCTCTGTGTTCTGTCCGCAGTAAATGTAGGTAAACTTAAAAATCTCGATGAACTAGAAGAACTCTGTGATCTTTCCGTTCGTAGTTTGGAGGAACTAATTGATTATCAAGACTATCCTGTAATCGCTGCAGAACTTGCAACTAAGGCGCGACGTTCTCTAGGAATTGGTTTCATTGGACTTGCACACTTCCTTGCAAAAAATGGTCTTAAGTATGATTCACAGGAGGCCTGGGATGAGGTACATAGATTGACGGAAGCGTTCCAATATTATCTTTTGAAGTCCTCCAATAAGATTGCGGAACAGAAAGGTCCATGTACTGATTTTAATCGAACGAAATACTTCGATGGAAAACTTCCGATTGATACATATAAACATGACGTGGATGAAATAACTTCTGAGGAGTTAGTCTATGATTGGGATGGTCTTAGGGTATCTATCCAACAGCACGGTCTCAGACACTCAACATTGTCCGCACAGATGCCATCGGAGAGTAGTTCCGTTGTGTCAAACGCAACCAATGGAATCGAACCTCCTAGGGGATACTTGTCCATTAAGAAGAGTAAGAAGGGACCTCTTAAACAGATCGTTCCACAATACAACACTCATAAGAGTAATTATACTCTCCTCTGGGACATGCTTGATAATACTGGGTATATTAATGTTGTTGCTGTCATGCAAAAGTTCTTCGATCAGGCGATCAGTGGAAACTGGAGTTACAATCCAGGAAACTATCCCGACAATGAAGTACCCGTCTCTGTAATGGCACAAGACTTCCTGAAGACATACAAGTATGGATGGAAGACTTCTTACTATCAAAACACATACGATAATAAAACAGATGAAATAAAAGAGGATACACAAGAAGATCAACTTAAAGCACTAGAAAAGTTGATTATGGAATCAAGTGATGATGACTGCGAATCTTGTAAGATTTGAACACCAACGCCGAGGAACAAATGTCAGTTAAAGGTATGACCGTATTAAACACATCTACAGACGTAGATTCTAAAAAACAACCTATGTTTTTTGGCGCCCCTCTGGGAATCCAGAGATATGACCAATATAAGTATCCAGTCTTTGATAAACTCACTCAACAACAACTAGGTTATTTCTGGAGACCCGAAGAGGTCTCTCTCCAGAAAGACCGGGGTGACTATCAGACTCTTACATCAGAACAGAAACACATCTTCACTAGTAACCTTAAGTACCAGATCATGCTGGATTCTGTACAAGGGCGTGGTCCTGGGATGGCTTTTATCCCTTACTGTTCACTCCCTGAATTAGAAGCATGTATGACCGTATGGGAATTCATGGAGATGATTCACTCTCGTTCCTATACCTACATTATCAAGAATATATATCCTGATCCTGGCGAAGTTTTTGATAATATTTTAAATGATCAAAAAATTGTAGCTCGTGCAGAATCAGTAACTTCTGCATACAATGAATTTGTTGAAGCTGCACATCAATATGATAATGGTACTATGTGGGAACTCGCTAAAGAAGGACACACAGCTGGTACAGTTGAACGTCGTGAACTCAAGAGAAAACTCTACAGAGCAGTTGCTAATGTCAATATACTCGAAGGCATCAGGTTTTATGTCTCGTTCGCTTGCTCGTTTGCGTTTGGTGAACTCAAACTTATGGAAGGATCCGCTAAAATTATCTCTCTCATCGCAAGAGACGAAAATCAGCATCTTGTCATTACTCAAAACATCCTCAACAAATGGAAGCAAGGCGATGATCCAGAAATGGAAGAAATTGCGAGAGAGGAAGAGTCGGTAATTATTGACATGTTCAAAAAAACTGTTATAGAGGAAAAGAGATGGGCAGAGTATCTGTTCAAAGATGGAAGTATGATTGGTCTTAATGATAAATTACTTCATCAATATGTTGAATGGATTGCTAATCGTCGTATGAAAGCGATTGGTCTGAAACCTCTCTATGACGTTCCTGCCAAGAACAATCCCCTTCCTTGGACCGAACATTGGATCTCCTCTAAGGGTCTTCAGGTTGCGCCACAGGAAACCGAGGTAGAATCCTATGTTGTTGGTGGCATCAAACAAGACGTGAAGGAAGATACTTTCGCTGGATTCAAACTCTGATTTTACGGGGACTAAATACATTATAGTGTTGTGTAGTCCCTGTAAACCAGAATGGCGAAGCAGATAATTAACGTAGGATCAACGCCTAATGACGGAACTGGTGATTCCTTAAGACAGGGTGCCCAAAAGATTAACAATAACTTTGATGAGATTTATCAAAGTTTTGGTGATGGTAGTAGTTTATCCGATCTAACAATCGGAACAGCAACCACTGCAGGATTTGCACAAACTGCGGGAATTGCAACGAATGCACAGAATTTAAATGGGCAATCTCCTTCATTTTACTTAAATTATAATAACCTAAACAACCTACCAACAATCCCAACCAATAATAATCAGTTAACCAATGGTGCTGGTTATATTACTAATACTGCTCTTGTAGGATATGCAACGGATGGGGATCTAGTAGGATTTCAAACTGCTGGAAATTTAGTAGGGTTTATAACAAACATTCAAGCCGGTGTGGGGATTTCTGTATTTGAATCCCCCGCCGGCAATTTTATTGTCACATCAACTGGTGGTCTTGTAGATATTGTTGGAGATACTACTCCACAACTTGGTGGTAATTTAGATCTCAATACTAGAACTATTAACGGAACTGGTAATATTGACATCTCAGGGCAGATTGATATTACTGGAAATCTAACAGTTGGTGGTGTAATTACGGGATCTGCCTCCACAGCTTCATTTGCAACAACTGCTTTTAATATTTCTGGATCTCCAGACCTTACAGTTGGAGTGGTAACAGCAACCTCTTTCTATGGTTCTGGTACTGGACTAACTAACATACCATCTGCACAATTAACTGGCGCTCTCCCTGCAATTTCTGGCGCTAACTTAATTGGAATTGCTACAGATGTTGGACTTGCAGATGTAGAAGCTTCGGTGAATGCACTTGGGACTAATCTGAATATTGTAGGATTTTATGATGCACTGTCTGGTGTCGTAACTTCACTTACACTTATAGGACAGTCAAGAGGTATTTCCATTGGATCTACACTTGCAGTCTCTGGTATTAATACGGGAGATTATTACATTGTTTCTGTAGGTGGAACTGATGTTGGCATCGCAACCTATGCAAAATCAGGAATCTCTAGTGTATACGACGGAGACTGGATTGTTGGTATTGATACTAATGCATATTCAATCCTATCGTATTCCCAACAAGTCGTTGCACCTAGAGCTACTAATGCTGATATCGCAAGAACTTTAGAATCAAACTCTAACGTAAACACCAGTGGGATCATCACTGCAGGATCTTTTGATGGATCTCTTGCTGCATCAAATCTTACCGGACCATTCCCCGCAATCAGTGGTGCAAATTTAACAGATCTTACGGGATCATCTGCAGGAACTTTCGGTGATGCATTTACAGTACCGACAGTAACAGTTGATAGTAATGGAAGAATTACTGGAATATCTACTGTAAGTATTTCTGGTGGAGCTGTCGGTGGAAATAGGTGGTCCAATCATCCATCGGGTATTAGTACATCCTCTTCTGTTGGCATTGGAACCACGACTATTACATCCACTCTTACAGTCCGGGGTGATGGTATTGTTGACGGAACTTTCCAGATTGGACTCGACAATGCTACGACTGCCACTTTAAATCTTACAAGTAATTCATCTATAACTTATGGTAGTAATGATTTAACTCTAAAGAATGATAGAACTAGTGGAAAAGTAGCTCTATTGGGCGATGGTGGTGTAGAAATATTAAATCATGATACCGGCGCAAGAGCTGCATGGTTCAAGAGTGGGATTTCATACTTATATAATGAGAACAATCTTAAGTTGCAAACAACTACTGGTGGTATTGATGTTACTGGTGTAGTCACTGCAACTAAATTTGTTGGTGATGGATCAGGACTAATCGGAGTTACTGCCTCTGGCACAGGAATTGAAATCAAAGATTCTGGAAGTGTTGTTGGAACTGCAGGAACTATTGACTTTGGTACAGGTGTTGATGTATCTCCAGCATCTGCGGGTATTGTTACCATAACTGTTAACGCTGGTGCTGCGGATACTGCATCTATAGTTTCTACATCATCTACAATAACTGATACATTAACATTAAGAGATGACAACGACGACACTAGAAAAACTACATTTACTCATGATAGAAACGTTTACTTTGATGATACTGGATTACTTACCAGTGATGGTTTGGTCATCAATAATCGTAAAGGTGAAATAGTATTTGTTAATAGTGAGGATGAAATTTTCTATGGAAATAGTGGACCAACTCTTGCACTTAAAGAACAGAGTGTGGGTATCGGAACCACAAATCCACTGGCAGTTTTAGACGTAAGAGGTGATGCCTTAGTCAGTGGTATTCTTACCGCAACTGGTGGGTTCTCTGGATCTATTGATTCTGCAAATAACTTGACTGGTGGTATTGCAACCGCGACTCAACTCAGTGTAAGTGGAGTAACTACGATCAGTCTGGGAAGAATCCAATCAAATGCTGATGCAAATATCAGGTTTGGTAACGGTGCAGTATCTGGATCTGTAGTTAGAAATATTGCAATAGGTGATCAAGTTCTTCAGTCTATGACTGGTGGTTCTGGTAGAAACATTGGTGTAGGTGAATTTGCTCTCAAGAATGTTTCTAGTGGTGCATATAATGTTGGACTGGGTATTAGAGCGGGTGAGAAAATAAATCTTGGATCTTATAATGTAGTCCTAGGTGGTTTTGATGGTAGTACTAGTGACTTAGGTATTACTAACTCTTCCAATAATGTTGTTATATCGGACGGTGAAGGTAAGATTAGATTCTATTCTGCGTCTGACAGAAGAGTTGGTATTGACACCACAGTTCTTTCTACTGAGAAAGTAACAGTTGGTGGTAGTTTAACTGCAACATCTTTCCACGGATCTGCGTCTGGACTTACAAATATTCCTGCGGGACAACTAACTGGAGTATTACCTGTCATCGACGGTAGTAACTTAATTAACATTACTGCTTCTGGTACTGGTGTTAACGTTCTGAATAATCAGAACAACCTAGGTATTGCTGGAACATTTGACTTTAGTTCTGGAATCAATGCAAACTTTGGTGTTGGATTCTCAACCATATCTATTGATCCTAATTTACAACTAACTCAGATAAATGTTTCTGGTATTGCCACTTTTGGGGATGTAAATCTGTCGGATTTATTGTTATCGAATATAAACTCTACTGGTATTCTTACCGCATCTCAAATTAGATTTGGATCAATTGGAGCGATAACCGATCTAAATTCTGATATGCGTCAAGCAAATACCTTGACGTTTGGTGGCGGGGAAATGGCAATGTTTACCCGATTTAATGGTGGTAATAATTATAGTCAGATACTTGTAGATAATTATCCACTTTACATTGGAACGCAGGGTGAACAAGGTGGCCAAACTTATTACACTTCTTTACTAAGTGTTAATCCTGGTAACGATTCTGGTACTTTTGGAACTAATGATGCTTATATTTCTTTAGGTCATGGACAAACTGTAAGTAATGGTAGCGGTGGTAATGTATTAACCAGATTAAAAACTACTGCAACAGGCACTACTGGATATGGTAATTTAGATTTACTTTCTGGTGATATAAGTGTTTCTGGAGTTGTTACCGCGACATCATTCACTGGTTCTGGCGCAGGACTAACCAGTATTCCTGCAGCACAACTTACAGGATCACTACCTGCGATTAATGGTTCCAATCTGATCGGAGTTATTGCTTCTGGTACTGGTATTGAAATTAAGGATAGTGACTCTGTTGTTGGTTCTGCTGGAACCGTCAACTTTGGAGATGGATTGGCAGTATCACCAGTATCTGCTGGTGTTGTTACTGTCACTGCATCAGGTGGTTCACTTCAAAGTAGAACCATCGTTTCAGCATCAACTACTTCAATCACAGATAATGCTGTCGGGTTTACTACTGCTGCAGGATTTAAAGCATATACCTTAATGAAGGTAGGTGTCTCTACTGCAGCTTGGATTAGAATATATACTGATAGTACATCTAGAACTAATGATAGTTCTAGATCTGTTGGAGAAGATCCATCACCAGGAAGTGGCGTAATTGCAGAGGTGGTAACCACTGGAATTTCTACACAACAAGTGATTACTCCTTTCGCTATGGGTGGAAATATGGACGATCCCGTTAGTAATGTTATTTACTTGGCAATCAAAAACCTTTCTGGTTCAACACAAACAATTACTGCAAACCTAACTATTCTTCAATTAGAGGCACAATAAAAAATGGCTGTAACAATTAATACGGTAGGCATCAATACTGCAGACGCCGGAACTTGGACTAGAGATGAGTGTCTAGACCTGTTAGGAATTGGATTGAGTGTTGCTCAAATGCATGGATCTTCAGCGAGTGGACTTGCTGTTGGAGTTTCCACATATGTTGGTGGAGGTGTTATTATAGATTCAGCTGATACTTATTATCAGGATGTAAAACCCATTTCCACAACTGGAATAGGAACGGGTGCATCATTTTGGATTACGAGAGACAACACTACCAACAACAACGAAAGTATACATATCGATGGAATATCAGTTAATCGACCTGGATATGGTTATACTGGTGGTGAAGTAGTAACATTAAGTGCCGAAGATATTGGCGGATCGGTAAATGGTGCTACAAATCTAGAATTGACAATAGTTATCGATGGAGATATTAGTGGTGGAACTGGATATGCAGTAACTTTTACTGGTACTGGTAGCACTTCTATTCAATCTAGAGGTTATGATAAAAATGGATATCAGAGTATTGGTACGGATAGAACGTATACTTTTACTGAAGGCGATATTATAACTTTTAACAATGATACCGTCAATGAATATAGTAGTTACGATTATATGTATCTTGTTACATATGCCGTTGATCGAGAAACGACGACTACAACTTCTGTTGGTACAAGTCAGTATGTTTGGTCATTTGGTAGTACTTTTGTAAGTGGTGTGACTACTTCGTGGACTCCAAGTCCTGGGGAAGCGGGAACTTATTTCGTCACTAGACGGTATAGTGAGAATGAAGACACTACTACAATCATCGTAGACCCTGCGAATAGTGTAAATATTTCTCCAGTTAGTTATGGATCCACTACTGACTGGTTTGATAGAAATCCCGAAGCCGATACTGATTCATCTGGTAGAGTACTTAAACTAGAAGTAGATACTACTAAAGAATTTGGAACAACCTATCACATGATCTATCATACTAATGGTTCCGAATTATATACCAATGGATATACGGGATGGTTTCCTATTGATACCAAGACAAGATATCCCGCATATTATCAAGATGGAATGTCCGATAGATTTTATAAGGGCGGACACGGCCATGGAAAGAGGTGGGCTGGATCATATGGTCTAGATGGTGGTGATTACAGTGACATCTACAATTATCATGAGAGTATGCTCAATAATTCTTATATGGACAGTAGTTCTTATGGAATGCGTCATACCAATTATCAGACATTGTGCAGCATTCCAACATCATATACTTCTTATGAATTAAATTTAAAGGTATACAAGTCTGGAATCGATCCGAACTTTGTTGTTTTCGCATGGAAGTTGCCAACTTTATCTTCTTCAGTTATTTCTGATAATACATCAGGAGTTTTCTTCTTCCACAACTTCACTTCAAGTATACTTGATTTAGATCACTATAATTTAGGAACTATTACTAGAGTAGATGCTTATGCTTCTTCTAATTTGTCAGGTGATAGTCTTGCTCCTAAAATAGACTTTTATACTTATCTGTCAAATCTCGATTCGGGAGGAGCAAAGAGAAGTGCTATGCGAGGATATACTGGTGATCAGAATTTCTATGAAAATACTTCTTATGATGCTACTATACACTCTGAGGGGGGAGATCTTGCAAGTATGAAAACATACTATAGGCCTGATTCGAGTGATGAAAGGTATACTACTCGTATGACTACCGGTAATAATAATTACAAAGGCGAAATACCTTCAAGCGCAAGTGTTAATAATGTAATTAAAGGATTGCCTTTAGGTGCCAAACTAGTACCATGTCCTTATTATCTGCCAGATGATTTTGTATTAATTCAATTTGATTATAATGCAGTATCTGCTAATATTCAGAATGGAGATACCGTTACGGTTAGTGGTTCTGAAGTTTATGAAGTAATTACTGGATCTTACGATACTAATGACCAAAGTACAACCAAGGGTATTCTATTCTGTGCGAGGACAGTTTGATGGCTGATTATTCATTTAACAATTTAACATCCGCAGTAGATGGTACACCAGATGCTGCAGACTACGGATCATCAACTGAATCTGCAACTTTTACGACAACTAATGGAACTATTTCCCCAGGTGAATTAATTGATAATTTCATGAGTAAAATTGGATCTGCAGTTCCTGTTTATGAACCAGATAGGCCACAAAGAGGTCAATTGTACCCACGATTCGATAACTAAATAAAAGAAATTGATTTAAATTATGGCTACTTCGATTAAAGTGTCCGACAACATCGAGACACTGCCTGCGAATCCGTTCGCTTTTGAAGTTCTAAATCTTGCATCAAAACAAAAAACAAACGCAAAGAAGGCTCAGGTACTAAGGGAATATAACGATCCTTCTTTGCAGACTTTATTGATTTGGAACTTTGATGAGAGTGTAATCTCTCTTCTTCCTGGAGGTATTGCGCCTTTTGCTAGTACTAAAGAACAAACTTCTTATTCTGGAACACTGGGAGAGAGGATTGAAACTGCAGTGAATATGATGAGTGAACTGGGTTCTCAATCCCTTGGTTCTCAGGATCAAGGACAGACTTCCATTAGAAAAGAATACAAATATTTTTACAACTTTATTAAGGGTGGTAATGATGGACTCTCTTCTATGAAGAGGGAGACTATGTTTATCAATATTCTAGAAGGTCTTCATCCCCTAGAGGCAGAACTTCTCTTGCTCACGAAGGACCACAGTATACAGTCGAAATATAAAATTAGTAAGAAAAACGTATCGGA